AAGTTTACCATTCACTTTTTTAATGCCTTTTTGCTGTTGTGTAGTTGGCATCTTTTCCAGTTCAAATTCAAACTTCATTTCTTCTTCCTTTACTATCTAACCCCATTATTTGCGCAGATTTTAGCCTGTATTTAAGCTTTATAGGCATATCATCAAGTCTGCTTTCACTTTCTGGAATAGTAAGAATCATGAATGATGCATTATCTTTGCAAGTTAGCATCATGTTATATACCGATTCCTCTTGGCTTTCTGAAAAGTCAGCAAGTGAATCAATGATGACTAAGTCCGCAATTTCAATCTCATGCTTTAGTTTCAAAAACTTTTGCTTTTCCTCGTCACTCATGAAACGGTGTGTCATTTGTTCGCAGTATTTTCGAGTATTTACGATTTTAACCTTGATTTCTCTTCCAACATTTTGGATAATCCACGATTTCATGTTATCGGCTGCAACAACGCTCAACTCGTCGTTAAATGAGTACTTGACAATAACGTCTTTTTTAAGGTCAATCCCCTTTTTATGCTTGAATTCAGCAATTGAACTCACTCTTACTGATTCTTCTGGATTTCTTCCGAAACATTGCGGGCAAACTCTAGGAGTATACCAATGCCCGCCAATTCCTTTCCCGTTTGAATCATGTCCATCATAAGACCATACTGGCTCATTTCTTCCAAGCAAGTGGCATCCATGCTCTGAGCATACTTCTTCAAGCTCAATAGGAGTGATCACTTCTCCATTAACTTTAACTTCCATTAATTAAATCCACTTCTTCTTTTTAGCTACTTTTTTAACTTCTGGCATTTCTTGATAATCCATAAAAACCATGTTTCTTAAAAATTCAAAAGCATTTACGCTAAATTGATAAGTTACATCTCCTGGATTTTCTTTTGGATACCATTCAACGTAATTTTTAGCACCAATTATTGCTTGTTCTTGCTGAAAAGAAGGGAGTTCAAGAAATGTTTGCAACGACATTGCTCTTCTATTTTGGTTTTTCTTTGTAAAATTAGTAAAAGTAGAAAAAAATCGAGTAAATTTTTCATTGATATCTGGTTCTTTCTCTTTTTCTTTTTCTTTTTCTTTTTCTAACTCTGATTCTAACTCTATCTCTGGTGTACGAACGTCCGACAATTGTCCAGACATTTGTCCAGAACTTAGAATCTTTTCTTTTGAGATACGATCTCTATATATCTTTTTCCGTTCGGCTTCTGTAGATGTTTTACCGATGAAATTTTGAATGTCAAGCATATATATTGCTCCATTGTCCATTACTTCAACAAGCCCTAAATCAATAAATGCTTTAATTGCTTTTTCTACAACTCCAACTGGATGGCGAACTATTGTAGAAAGCATTTGAGGGTTGAACGGTATCCTTTCATTGAACATTAACCGTCCTTCATACTTCAAGCTTCTTAGATATAGTTTAAGCAAGATATTGCTGTAAATAATGCCATCTCCATTGTCCATATTTTCTAAGATAATCATTTCATCAGAATCAAAGAAGTTTTCTTTCAGTCTCATGTAATAGTATTTCTTATTATCTGCCAAAAAAATATTCCTTTCATAATAACGGGGTTGCGGTGTTCCTGCACTCTTCTGACTTACGGCTACCGCTGTATTAAGCTCATTACATCAGCGCCCCTGACTAAATACGGTCTCTACCTCGTCCAAAAAGTAGTGGAATGTGCTTCCTCTGACCTAGCTTAAGTTTAACGAGGATTAAGCTTGCTCATGGTTTTACTTGATTTCATATCTCTTTCCACTGGTTACGGTGTAATTTTCAAAGCCGTATGTTTCCATGACTTCTTTCCATCGTTCTTTTTCAGCGGTGTTTTTGAATTCAATGTCAATGCTTACTTTCCAAACAAAATCAACTTCTGGTACTTTTTCAGTTTCATCACTATGAGTATTTTGTGTCACTGCTTCATGAGCTTCTTCTCGCTCAATCTGTTTAGTACTTTCACCAATTCCAAAGTTTTCTTCAAGTTGCTGTGTAGCTAAATCTTGACGCTCTTGTTCAGCTTTTGCATCGTCTTCTGCTTTGCGCTTTTCGTCAGCTTCCTTACGTGCCTTTTCCTTTAGAATATCCTCGTTCATTATTTCTAGAATGTCAGATATTTCCCGCCCTTCATCGATCATTCTGATATATGGTGTATCGCTAATATTACTCATAAAAGCGAAATTAGTGATAGAGTTTTTATTCTTCTTGACTTCTTCTTGCTTCAATCGTTCCTGCTCAACGGCATAAGAAATACTGTCAAGCGTTGTATTTTTAAGCTTCATAGCACTGTTAAAGTTAGATGATTTAGCCCAATCAGTAACGAAGCTTTCAAAAATTCTATAGTCAATTTCTGATTTTTTACAAATTCCTTCGATTTCAGCTCGAACAATACCACGCCTAACTTCTAACTGTTTCGCTTCAACTTCTTTGATTCCTTCATCAATTTGTTGGATTGCTTTTTTTAGAACTCCAGTAGATTTCTTGAACCAATTTTCAAATTCTGTAAGCGGTGCATTATATTCATTTTTGATGCGTATTTTTTCATCATTAAGTGATTTGGAAAGCTTATTAAGTTTTGCTCTAGTCGCTTTATCATCTTTTACGCTTTCTGCAGTAACGATTCTATTTTTATTTGCTAATGCAATATCGTTGATATTTTTTTCAAAAGCTTCTCTGTCTATGATTTCGATTTTTGCTGGTGTAAATTTTGCAGTAATAGCATCTTCCATCTTAGAAATCCTCCATTGTTACGTCATTGATTATTTTTCCTTGTTTTGTATCATCTTGCGATTCATTTTCCTGATTGTGCTCATTAGCTTTAGCTTTTAACTGCTCAATCTTTTTATTTGCGTATTCTTCTTTATTGAAAGACTCAATTTGCTCACGAGTAGGCTCTGTTACCCCGTTTACTTCTCGAGGGCTTCTTTCTGGTTCTGGAAATTCTTCTTCTCCATATGTTCCAGAAAATTCAGCTGGAAAAGCCATTCTCAAAGCTTGACTTTCTGCTACTTTTCCAAGCATTGTACAAGGCTTGTCTGTCCACATCTTATTTGGGTGTCCGTCTTTCATTTGGACGTACTCATCATAAGAAACAGCGACATATATTGGAATTTCGGTATTTTTTAAATGAACTCTAGCCCATGCGCCAACTAATTCTTGGTCTTTCGTTTTGAAAGTTCCTTCGTTATGTTCTAGAATTCCTTCTTTGTTAAGGACAATTACACCTACTTCAACTCCATCAAAGTTTGGGTTTTGAAAAGCACGTTTTCTGTAAAAGTCACGGGATACCACGATTTGCGCTGCTTGATTTCCATATTTTATAAAGTAAACTTCTTTCATGAACGGATTCATATTATTCTGTTTACAAAGGTTTATCAGTAAAATCAGCTCTTCATCACTTGCTTGTCCTCCTCCTTTTAAGTATCCTTTAATAGTTGCCATATTCAATTTGTCTACGCTAAAAATTCCTAATTCATTTGCCATTTTACTTCTTCCTTTTTCATTCTGTTTATGCTATAATATAGGCACGCTTCATATATTAACCCCACTTCCATGGGGTTTTCCTTTTACCGTGAAATAATTTCCATTGCATTATTCATTTTCTTGCGTGAAACGTCATTTTTGCATCTGATTTCAAGCTCTTGCATCAACACTGCATTGAACTCTTCAAGCGCTGCGAACTTGTCCAACATGATTTCATAGCACTCTTTGAAGTCATCACGGCTTTCAGCCACTTTGTTTAACTCATCTTGCAACTCTTTATATTCACTAGCTAACTTGTCGTAATCGGCAAGTTTTTGTTCTTCTTCAAATAGTCGTGTAGTGATTAGTCTTCTCATTTTTATTTTTCCTTTTCTTTAAATTCGTTCAAGCATAGCTGGCTAAGTCATCTTGCTCAGAAATAGGCAAATGTCCATTTTCTTTCAGAAGTTCATAAATAAACTTCATTCCTTTAACCGTCCATTTCATACTAGGATGTAAATGGTCTATGTCAGTTGGGCTGAAAATTGTATCTGAGTACCCTTTGTCATCATATTTTTTATATAGTACCCAACATTTTCCTTGTTTAAACTGAACTCCTTGTTTATGCAACCAATTATTAAGCCAAATCGCTGTTTTACCATACTTTTTAGCAATTATTGTCGGAGTTACTAACCCCTTTGTTTGCAATGCCCATTCAAGAAACGGCAATTTTTTATTTGCTTCAGCAAGCTCTATGTTAAGGTGGTTATTTTCAATTTGAAGCGCAATAACTCGCTTGTTAGCAATTTCTAAGGCTCGCTTCATGACCATGTCTGGGCTATTCCACGCTTTTTCGACTTGGATGAAATACTTTCGGTACTCACGACCTTTTTCGGTTTGGCTTTGCATTGCTAAATGTTTTGCTGTATCAATCGTTAAAGCATAGTCATCAAGAAGTTGAATACGCCCATTCCCGTTTTTTATGGGGTAACTTTGAGGTGTACCCATAAAATCTTCATGCTCAATAAGAAGTTTTGAGTTTTGCTTCCACCAGTCACTAAATTGTTTCTTGAGACCTAATCCTTTGTGTAAGTCTCTTGCGCTTACTACCTGTTCGTTATTTTCATTTGACGAAATTTTAATTAATTCGTTCATTTTTATTTTTCCTTTCAATGTTCATTAGCCATTTTTTTCATGACTCTGTCGTAATGAATTTTGATAAGCATTTCGTCAACGCCGTTTGGCCATACCGTTCTTGATTTGAATTCAGCAAATTCTTCTTCATTCATGCAAACTGAGCCGTCTTGCGACCAATAACGAACGGTAGTGAATTGACTTTCTTTCTTTTCTTTTGCCATTTTGTTTTCCTTTCTGTTAACTAACTCCCATACCTTTAAACGGTATATTAGGGTAAAAATTAATGAGCATATAGTTTGTTCTGTACAGCTCACATAATTTATCAATATTTGGAGTAGTTGGATATGTAACTCCTCTTTCCCATTTTGATAAAGCTCCTTTAGAAACTCCTATTTTTTCAGCAGCTTCTTCTTGGGTTAAATCGTTTAGTAAACGATATTTTTTTAATGTCATAATTTCTTCGGCCATATTGGCTCCTTTCTGATTAATTAAATTTCTGCTTTCGCAGTAAGAGAAGATCAGGAATCGAACCTGTTCGCCCCACTGGGACTTTTTATTTGCTAAACTCACTACTTACGTCGCGGTTGATACGTCGTGTACCGTCATTTGAACATCGTTCCGTCCGCCGTACTGAATGCTCCATGATTGTTCGCTCGTTTAACTTTATGAATTAATTATATACCTTTTAACGGTATATGTCAACAAAAAAACATAAAAATACCTTTTAAAAGTTTTTTTCTTTTATTTTGTTGCTTTTTGTACCTATAAAAGGTATAATAATATCATGAATAAAAAAATAGATGGACGAATTGGAAACCTTGGGAACAAGGAAACCATGGCTCGAAATTTAAAAAGAATGCTTGATAGAAAAGGATTAAATCCTCATCAATTTTCTGAAATAATGAACTTCAAGTATACTACTGTAATGAATTGGATGAGCGCAAGCACATATCCTAGAATAGATAAGATAGAATTAATGTCAAGATATTTTGGAGTTGATAAATCTGAACTAGTTGAAGAATATTCTAGTTCTAGCTTATTATTATCTAACATAGTCAATATTTCTAAACAGCTTGAAGAACCACGCCAAGAAAAAGTTTTAACTTTTGCTACTGCACAATTGGATGAGCAAAAACTAGAAGAAAATAAAGTCATTAGTATAAATTCTAATAAAACTTCTAATTTGACAGCCGTTGAAACAATAGAACAAGTATCCGCTGGATTTGGCTTTCATTATGGAGAAAATGAGAAAACAATCTATTATACTTTGCGCACTGACTTACCACGCTTTGACTTTGCAACGGTCGTAACTGGTGACTCGATGGAGCCCATGCTTCACGATGGAGATGTTATTTTAATAAGGCAAAGCTATAATACTCCAAACGGTGGAATATTTGTAGTTGACTATGATGGGACAGCATGGGTTAAGGAAGTAAGAATTAATGATAATGAAATGATTCTTCATTCAATTAATGAAAAATACCGTGATAGGTTCCTGCCAGTTCCTCCAGAAGATGGGGAGTACTGGAATATTGTCGGAGAAGTTGTTGACTGGTTCACGCCAGAAATTATATAATAAAAAATAATGAGCAAACCTTGATTCTCATGAAAAGCTAGGTAGGAGGTTTATTATGAGTGCGTTTATTGGAATAATTGGGTTTTTAGCGTTTTTTATTGGTATAATTATGCTACTAATTAATTTATTTAGAAAAAAACCAAAGAAAAAATCTTTGATTTTGATAGTTGCTGGATTTATACTGTTTGTTGTTGGCGTATCTATCCCAAGTAATAATCAGAACAAAGAAGCAAAAGATAATACCAGCACGTCTGTTTCATCTTCATCATCTTCTAGTAAAAAAGAAGCATCTACTCCAAAGACCAGCAAACCTAAACAATCTAGCAATACAACGCAAGTTAAGCAAGTTACATTCGAGCAATTAGTTAATGCGTACAAAGCAAATGGAGCTTCAGCAGACGACTCTTATAAGGGAAAGATGTTAGAATTTCAAGGAAAAGTAACTAAAGTAACTAAAGCTGTTTTCACGGGAAGTGATGTTACACTCGATGCAGGTAATTTCACAGAAAACCAATTCATGAATACCACAGCTACAATAAATATGCCAAATGATGAAGCTAAAAAATTAACTTCTGGACAAACATATACTTTTCAAGCGAAATTAAACGATGCAACTATTATGGATAGCGGTTGGGTACAAAATTTGAGCTTTAGTAAGGGCACTATAAAATAAAAAAAGACCACCCAGGGGGTTATGAGTTAGGGGGTTGGCTTAAGATATAGTATTAGTAAAATCTCTAGCTATGAATAGAGTTTTTTACTACACTCATTTTATCAAGAAAAGGAGTAAAAAGCAAATGAATAAAAAAGTAGCAATATATGTCAGAGTTTCAACAACTAACCAAGCAGAGGAAGGATACTCAATTGATGAACAAATAGCAAAGCTAGAAGCTTATTCAAAAGCGATGAATTTCAAAGTTGCTGACATTTACACGGATGCTGGATTTTCTGGAGCTAAGCTTGACAGACCAGCCATTCAAAGGCTCATGAGTGATATTAAATTTAAGAAATTTGATACTGTTATCGTTTATAAACTAGACCGTCTATCACGCAACGTAAGAGATACTTTATATTTAGTTAAAGATGTTTTCACGAAAAATAAAATAGACTTCATATCTCTAAATGAAAGCATTGATACTTCTTCAGCAATGGGAAGCCTATTTTTAACAATTCTATCAGCGATTAATGAGTTCGAACGTGAAAATATAAAAGAACGCATGACGATGGGTAAATTAGGACGTGCTAAGTCTGGAAAATCAATGATGTGGTCAAAGTGTGCGTTCGGTTACGTAAATAATAAAGAAACTGGAATACTAGAAATTGAACCATTGCAGGCTTCAATTGTCGAGGATGTTTTCAATACATACCTTGATGGCATGTCTATCACAAAACTAAGAGATAAAATGAATGAAAACGGTCATGTAGGGAAAGATAAGCCTTGGTCTTACAGAACAATTAGGGTGCTTCTTGGTAATCCCGTGTATTGTGGATTAGTAAAATATAACGACTATTTATTTGACGGACTTCATAAGCCTATTATATCAAAAGAAATATTTGACAAAGTACAGATAGAGCTTGATAAAAGACAACAGCAAACCTATGAGAGAAATAACAACCCTAGACCTTTTCAAGCAAAATACATGCTTTCTGGGATAGTGAAATGTGGATATTGCGGTGCTCCTTTGACTGTTATTATGGGGCATAAGCGAAAAGACGGAAGCCGTACTATTAGGTATCAATGTACAAACAGATTTCCTAGAAATACAAAAGGTGTCACTACTTATAACGGTAACAAAAAATGTGATTCCAAATACTACGATATGATAGATTTGGAAAAGAAAGTACTTGATAGTATATCGGGATTCCAAAATAACAAAGGACTATTAGAGAGCGTGATTTATAAAAACAATAAGCCCGTTGTTAATTCATCAGATTTTAAAAAGCAAATTAATGCGATCGATAAGAAGATACAAAAGAACTCCGACTTATATTTGAACGACTTCATAACTATGGAGCAGTTGAAGGAAAGAACCACATCATTAAAAAATGAGAAAAAAATAATACAAGCAAAAATAGAATCATCTGAAAATAGTGATAGTGAAAAAATTTTGAAAGAAGTCAAGAATCAGATAGGGGAAATACCGATAAATGAGCTATCTTATGATGAAACTAAACGGATCGTGAACGGCTTAATAGATAGGGTTTCAGTTAAGGAAGATAGTGTTGATGTCAGCTTTAAATTTGAGCTTGAATAA